GTTTTCCTCACGCTTGGCCATTGCTTTTTCATAGGCCGCTTCGTCGTCCCCACCAAGCCATGCGGTGAGAAGCTCCTTGATTTCGCCGTTTTTCCTGTTGATTTCGGTCGTCAGGTCGCCGTACATACCAAGCACGGCTTCCTCCAGTGAGGACCCCGCGAAAAGCGTCTGAACCTGCGCGTTGGCCGATACAAGCAAGGCTTCACCCGCGGCTATCTCTTTATTGATCGCGTCGGTCATCCGCTGCCGGTCAGTCGCCGAGATGGTGCTGGCGGTCCAGTCCGATATGCCGACCTCGGCCTTTGCCTCGGCAATGAGGCTTTCAATCGTGCCAATTTTCGCGTCATACGCGGTCTGAGCGTCTATCAGCATCTGATCATGGGTGGGCAGATCGATTTCGCCCGTGTTTAGCTTATACTTTGCCTCAGCCTGTACCGCCTTGAGTTCTTCCTTGGCTTCCTTTTTGAGCTTCGCCTCGGTTTCTGTCAGGTAATCGAGCAGGCTTTGGCGTTCCGGGCCGGTGACCTCTCCGTCCTGCAGGATGATGTCGAGTTGAGCCTTGACCTCACCCTTGAGGTTCTGCGTCGCCGCCGTGTTGATTTGTCTGTCCAGGTCCGCGAAGATGCTATTTATTCTCGTATAAACGGTGTTTTGCGGCTTCATTATGATGTTGAGGTATAGTTCGCGCGTCTCTGATGCGGCCTGGATGTACCCGTCAATGGCTGTTTCCGTGCCCTCCTGTAAGCGCGCAACTTCTTTTGTTATCCCAATGATGGATGTATCAATCCTTGAGCGTATCGCGTCAGTTGCGCCCGCAAGGCTCAACAGCGAGCCGCTCAATGGGTTCCCCGACAACTCGCCGCGCATCAGCCGCGCAAGCCCGGTGGCAAAATTCGTCACGTGCGGCAGCACCGCAATCAGCGCAGGCTGCAACGCCTGCCCTAACGCGATCTTCGCCTGGTCAAATTGGTTGTTGAGGATGCGCAGTTGGTTGGTCGGGCTGTCCATCGTCCGCGCAAGGTCGCCCTGGGCCTTCATGGTCTGCTGCATGATTGAGCCATAGCGGGCTTGCAGTTTCTGCGTCTGCGTCATCTCTTTGCCCGTTTTGCTGATGCCGTTGGCCATGGCGTACTGCTTGATGGTCTGCTCGTCCACGAGGATACCGAGTCTCTTGAGAGGTTCCGTCTCACCTGTGATACCAGCCCGGAGTTTCGCAAACGCTTCTTCGGTGTCCATGTTGTAAAACGATGCCATATCGTTTGCCAGTTCCGTCAGGCTGGTTGACATATCATAGGCTTCTTGTTCGCCCAAGCCCATGCTGTTAAACATGACATTGAGCATCCCGACGTTTTTCCGCAGGTCGTAGGCGTTCAATCCCAAAGACGAGGACAGGCTATCCGACCATGCCCGTGCCGATGCCTCCATATTGCCCATCGACACGCTAAACAACTGCTCGGATTCGACGACATCATTTGCCATCATCAGCGCGTCCTTGCCAACGTTGATGAGTTTCCGCCCAATCATCGCGCCGCCCAGGGCCGCCCCGGCTTTCTTCAAAAACCCGAGTGAGCTTTGTGCCTTGTCTGCGCTTTTTTCAAGCCCGGCAAGTTGGTTCTGCACGCCGCTTAACCGGCTTTTGAGCGCACCTGTTTCGGCTGAAAATTTAATTTGTAGTTCTTCAAGCGTGATTGCCATGCGTTTTCCCCTTTTCAGCGGCGTTGTGTGCCTGTGCGAACACCGTCAGCGCGTCCTTGATGTCATCATCGTCCATTGTGCCCTTGGGCTTTGTCTGCACCACAGCGTTAGGCTTTTTTGGATAGTGCTTCGGGTCATGGAATCCGTGCGCGACATACGACCCAATCAGCCACGCCAGCACATCCGCGTCCTCTATGGCGCGTTTTTGGGCTATTTCGTGCGCCTTGATGCGACCCTTGACCTCTGCCGGGGTCATGCGCCAGAAGCCCCAGGCGTCGCTTATACCGGCCTCAAACGCGCTGTCTATGAGTTGGTGGTAGATTTCTCGGAAACTTTTGTCGCTTTCTTCGGCGGCTTTGTCGCCGCCCGACCGAAAAAACCCGCATCTTTCATTTCCTCGACGCAGGTGTTCAACACTGATACCCTGTCCGCTTCAATCAGCAGGTCGCCCGCTTCAGCCAGCGTCATGTCGGGATAGTGCTTGCGCAGTCCGCCCCATAACACCAGGCGATTCGAGGTCAGCGAGAAGTTAGTCAGCGCGTCATTGACCACCTCGCCAATCGACTTCCCAGCCGCGTCCTCAAGGTCGCATCCGCTGTTAATGTCAAATTCAATCGTGTACTGCTTGCCGCTTAGTTCAATGCTTTTCATCGCGCCTCCTTATTTTAAGAAATGCCCCGCCGGGTTATGGCGGGGGCTTGTTAGACTACATGGAAAATCTGACTGTACACTGGCCTGTAATTCGGCACAGTAACCTTGCAGAAGTAGTAGCCAGGTGTGCCGTTCGTGTCGTAGGTCGCGCCTGTCGCGCCCGTCACCAGCGTGGGCGTGTCATAATCGTTTGATGTGTTTGAATACCATTGGTATGCGGGAGTGCCTGTCGCCGTGTACGCAGTAGCATCCAGCACATCATCCTCATTTTTGTATGCTGTGCTGATGACCTGCACCAAGCCCGATACCCGAAGCGTGGTGCCGAAACCGACAATGCCGTCAACCTCAGCCGGGCCGACAGTGAAACTCTTGACATAGGCATTGAACGCCACTGTTGCCTGGTCAGGGAATGTCACCCAGAAGTAACCCAACGCGCCCGACCCGTATAGGGTCACCATCTGCGCCTGTCCGGGCTTGTCAGGGTCAAGGTAGCCAGCCAAGGTCAATTCGCCACTGTCCTTGAACCCTTGCAAAAACTCACGATACCCGCCCGATGAATCAAGACAGGTCGCGTCCAGTTCTTCGGAGTCAGGGCTGATTTCGCCCACCGAGGTCAACGAGCCGATGACCACCGTGGCAGCATCAAGTGCATCATATGCCGGGGCGTAAGTAATGCTCGTCCCCAGCGCTCTCATTTTAGGCATTTACTCGCCTCCTAATCAGGTGGCGGTCACGGCACCGCTGATGCGCAGGGTCGCGCCAAAGCCAAGGATACCGTCAACATCAGCCGCGCCCAAGGTGAACGACTTGACATAGGCTTTGAAGGTCGCGCCGCCAGCCGAGCTGGGGAAAACGATAGCCACATCTTTCACCAAGCCCGTGCCGTAGCCTGTAATCAACTCCTGTTGACCGGCATCAGTCTTGTCATAATAGCCGCTCAGCGTGACCTCGCCGCTGTCTTTGAAGCCCTGTAGGAATTCCCTGTAGCCGCCTGTGCTGTCCAGCGTGGTCGCGTCCAGTTCCTCAGAATCGGGCGTAATTTCGCCGATGCTCGTCAACGCACCGATGGTCTTCGAATTAAAAGTGATGGTAGTACCAAGTGCCCTGGTTTTAGCCATAATTTTTTACTCCTCTATTGATAGATTTTTTGTTCATCGAGCCGAATCAAGGCCCGGTACCGCATGTTCTTGTGATGCACCCGCGTGTCGCTCTCATACAGGTCATATGAGAATGTCCGCTTGAGCCGCAACGCCGCAAGTGCCGTGTCCACCGCTGATGCCATGGTTGCGGTCGCTTCGGGTGTCGTTGCCCAAATGTCGATGGTGTACTCAACTTCCGTCACAAACTCAACACCGTCAGCCTGTCCATACTCCCTATTATTGCTCTCACGCCAAGTGATGCAGGGCAGTGTGAACCCGTCCTGCGGATAGAAATAATGCACGGCGTAGCGTGTGCCTGTGAGGGCGGTGTAGACTTCTGCTTGTAAAGTATCCATCATCCACCAGCCCTTCTAAGCGCTTTTTTTAGCGCGTCTTCCATGATTTGCACGACCCTTGGCTCTGTTACTTTTGCGGCAGGGTATAAGTATGGTTTTGCGGGTTGGCCAGATGTTGTGACCCATCCGTATTCTTCTGACTTATACACCCAGGGGCCAGGATGATATGTCACAGGTACATTTGGGGATATGCCGCTGTGATTAGCCTCGCCTTTCGGCCCCGTCCCGAACTCGACAAATGCCGCGTGTGGCGTGTTTGTAAATACTTTCCCTTCCGCCCCGCCTGGTACCATCTTGGTTTCTGTTTGTATTGCTATTGACCCGTATGGCTTCATGGCTTTCGCTTCGCCAGCCGCATACTCAACAGTTTCCTCTACGCCAAGATAAACGGCTTCCTGCACGTTCCCGCCCATCGCGTCAAGTTTGCGCATCAGGCTGTCCAACCCTTTGATTTCAACAGCCATGTCATGCCCTCATTTCGATGGTCAGGCTTGTTAAGTCCTGCCACTTTGACACGCTCACGATGAGCCAGGGTGGGTCTGTCGTTGCCTCGCCATCAAGC